TCACCGCATCGTTGTAGCTGGCCAGCTCGGCCTCGCTCAAGTTGGTGGCAGCCCACTGGCTGAGCTTGGCGAACTGCTGGTCGCCGCCCACCAGGGAACGGACGGCCGCGGCATCCTCATCGCTCAGGCCTGGGGCGGTGGTGTCGGCCGCGGCGGCAGGGCGGAAGGCGGCCTCGTAGCGCTCGATCAGCTGCGCAGGCAGGCCCAAGGCGCCGGCCAGCTTGTCGCGCATGGCGCTGGTGTCCTCGCCCTTCTGCACTGCGGCATCCCACAGCGCCAGGTCGATGCCCTCGCGCTCGGCTGCTGCCACCACGGTCTCCCCGTAATGGCCCACGGCGTCCTCGCGGGACAGCGGGGCCACCGGCTCAGGGTCAGCTGTCGAGGATTCCTCGGTAGCTGAATCGGCCCGCTGGCCCAGCTTTTGCTGCAGCGCCAGGTAGGCCTTCTCCAGTTCCTCGGGGCTCTTGAACTTCCCGGCCAGGGGGCGGGCCTCGCCGGCCGGCTCGTCGCCTTCGGCCTCCACCTCGTCGCCTTGGACAGTGAGGGTGGCGAAGTCAGGTTGTGCCGCAGGCGCCGGTGGCTGGATGGTGCCGCTGGCCAGCGCAGCGTCCTCCTCGGCGATCTCCTGCAGGAACCCGGCCAGTGCGTCCTTGTCGTAGCCGGGGCCGGCCAGCGCCATTTGCTCGGGCGTGATGTCCATGGTGGGGGTGGTGGTCATTCGGGTTGTGGTTGCTGGATCTCTTGAACGGTCTGGGCGGCGTTGGCCAGCTTCTGCGGGTCGGCCATCGCCGACTGCATCACGGCCGCCTGCTGCTGGGCCTCCATCGCGGCCTGCCGCTCCTCCTCGATCTGCTGCTGGCTCTTGATCAGACCCACCGTGTCGATGCCCATTGCGGCAGCGAGGCGGCTGATCAGCTCCGACGGGATCAGGTATTGCAGCGTGCCTTCGGGGGTGATGGTCTGCTGCAGGATCTGCATGAAGCGGGCATGGCGTTCGAGGTCGTTGCCCCGGCCCACGGCCGCCAGGCCCACGCTCACCACCGGCTTGATGGTGTCGTCGGGCAGCTTGGGCAGCCCGCCGGACTGGGTGAGCAGGTACAGCCGCCGGGCGATGTAGGGGTACTGGAACTCAGTCGTGAGCACGCTGTAGATCCCGCCCAGGCTGTTCTCGATCTGCTGCGCTTGGATCCGCACCTCCTCGGCCGTGGTGCGCTCCGAGTCGCGGGCTTCGTTCAGCATGAAGCTCACGGCCAGCCGGGCCTCCACCCGCTGCAGCCGCTGCTCGGCCACCGCCAGATCGCTGCCCTTGCCCACCTGCACGGCGGTGATGTCCTCCGGGTTGCCGGTGAGGCAGGCGCCGTTGGCGGCCTCGTTGAACTGCTTGGCGGTGACGGCTGCACCCGGCTTGGCCAGGAACTTGCACATCGAGCTGACCAGCGCGCCCTCTGTCAGCGCCCGGGTGAGGGCGTTGGCGGTTTGCAGGTCGGCCATGGTGGCCGCCTCGACATAGCCCGGCCCGTAGTCCTCCGAGTCGATGGCGAACATGCGCAGCGGAATCCAGGGGCTGTGCTCCCGGTTGCAGCTGCCCTCGCTGCCCTCGATGCGGCGGCCCTTGAGCTCCTGATACCAGCTGCAGCGGCTCTTGTTCCAGCTGATGTGGGTGTAGACCTTGACCAGTCGCTCATCAGGCAGGGTCTCGGTGCCGCCGCCGGGGCGCTCCTCGGTGAGCGGATCCATCGGCTCCACCTGGTCGAGGATCTTGCGGGCCGCCTCGGGCAGTTCGTCGGCCGGGATCCGCTCGCACACCACCGCCTCCAGCGGCCGGCCCACGGGGTCGCGGCGCAGCACATAGCGGTAGAGGTTGAACACCTTGGCGCCCTCCTTGGGCAGCCAGATCAGGCAGTTGCCGGCAATGATCAGGTGCAGCAGCGCCTGGTGCAGAGCGGTGCGGTCGTTGCTGGCCTCGATGCTGCGTAGCACCGCCCGCTCCATCATCCCCAGGGTCTTGTCCACCTGGGTCTTGAGCTCAGCGATCTGCTCCGGGCTGTCGCCGGTCGCAATCATTTCGGCCTGCTGCGCAGCAAAGGCCATGTCGTCGTGGACGAACCGGAAGAAGGTCTCGGTGGGCGGCAGCAGGGCCAGCAGCAGCCGGCTGGCGATGTTGTGGACACCCCGCTGACCGATGCCATCCCACGGGTGGTCGATCTTCTGCAGCGCCTGGGCCTCGGGTTCGCCATCGAACGGCATCACCCAGGGCAGCGTGAGTGCAGACGCCTCCCGCCCGCGGTCAATCCAGTGGTTGCGCGCTGGTTCGAGCTTCTTGTAGCGGTTCTCTGCTGTCATCGGCCGATGTTCAACCCGGTGGCCGGTGCGCGGCGGGTGCCGATGGTGAGGCTCGGGGTGCGCGGAGCAGCGGGCGCAGCGGGCTGGATGGCCTCAGTGGTCTGGGCGGCAGCGGCCGGCGCCTGCTGCGTGGTCTCGACGGTGTAGGACTGGTTGGCCATGGCTGCGCTGGAGCTGATCGCGGCCTGTTGCTGCTGCAGTTCCTCGGCAGCTGCCCCGGCGGCGGCATTGGCCTCGTCGATCTGTGCCTGCAGCTGCTGCTGGAACTCGGCCTGGCTGGCCTCTGCTGCCTTGGTGGCCATGTTGAGCTGCTTCTCCTGCTGCTTGATCTCCTTGTTGGAGGGCCCCTGGTACACAACCTTGGGGGGCTGGGGGGTTGATCCCATGCACATGATCAGTACCTGGCGATGTTGAGGCCGGTGCCGGCCTTGTTGCCGCTGGCCGCCTTGGGCTCGATGCGCAGGGTGGTCTTGCCCTGGGGGCTGGTCATCCCCTGGCGGCTGCTGCCCAGCACCGGCGCCTTGGCGGCCGGCTCGGGAGTCGGCGCACCGATCAGCGCTGCCATCCGTGCTGCGTCGGCAGCGGTCTGCGATGCGCGCTGCTCCTGGGCCGCCAGCAGCTGCTGCATCGTCCCCTGCTGGTTGAGGGTGGCCTGGTTGAGCCGCTCCTGCATCAGCATGGTGGAGCTCTCCTGCTGCTGGCGCAGCGCGGCCATCTGCTGATCGGCCATCCGATCAAAGGCGCCCATGTCCGGCATGGTGATCGTCGCCCGTGGGGCGGAACCTCCGAAGCACATCAGCTGAGGCCCTCCTGTTGTTCGGCGTGCCAGCGCTTGATGCAATCCACCACCGCCTGCTCACCGATCCAGTGATCAATGTCCCGATGGGACATCGAGCGATCCGGCTTTTGGCCAAAGGTGGCGTCGAGCCGCTTGATCAGTTCATCGCTGACGATGGGAAACACTGCATCCATGCAGACATCACAAGGCTACCGGGGGGCTCCATAGGCGGACAGTCTGGTTTTCGAGGTCGTATTCACCAGCGCGAAGGATGCGTGCGCAGCGTGCCTGGGTGATGGCGTAGTGCTCACCGAAGCCTTTTTTCTCAAAGGCCTTGAGCACGGCCTGCCACATCTGCAGCTCACTGGTGCAGCCGGCCAGCGCCTTCTGAGCCGTCACCGGGCCATAGCCCGGGCAGCCGGGGTAGTTGTCGCTGGCGTCGCCGGTGAGGGTCTGGGCGTAGAACGCCAGGTCGGCATCGAGCAGGTTCACCTCCTGCAGCTCACCGTTGCGCAGGTGCAGGCCAGGCAGGGTGAGCATGTCCTTGTCGATCGAGCAGATCACGTCGCCCCACTCATGGAGCACGCCCAGCACGTCGTCGCCTTCGAGGTCGGGCAGCTCGGCGGTCTGCCACCCCCGGGCCGGGCCGGCCTTGGTCACCCAGTCCACCAGCTGCCGGTAGCCGGCGGGCTTGCGGTACTTCTTGCGGTTGGCCTTGTACTGGGGCCACACGCCATAGCGAAAGCTGGTGCGGCTGCCGAACACCAGCACTGGCTGATGATCGGGGAGGGTGTCGCGGATCTCGCCGATGGCGTCCTGGAACAGTGCCTGGGCATCGCCGTGGCGACAGGTGTAGGTCCAGTCATCGGGCGCCCATTCCGTCTCCACTGTGCAGGCTGCAGCAGCCCGGAACAGGTAGACCTCCGCATCAATCAGGGCTTTCACTCCCTCCCACAGCGGTGGGCAGTTGGGCGTGGTCATGGCCGGGCCTCCAGTTCGTTGGCGATGGCGAGATTCCGTTGACGCTCGGACTCCACACCATCGCGGAATGGCCAGTAGCTATCGCCTACCACATGGGCGGGCACTCCGCCGGCCCGCCCCGCAGCAGCGCGAAGGGCGGCGGCAGCGATCCTGTGGTTTTCATCCATGAAGTCCATGTTGACTTCATACATTGCGTCGGACACCGCCTGCGCAGCGGGCGACAGCGGCGGGCGGTTGGGGGTGATCATGACTGCACCTCCCCCCGCAGGCACCGGCAGGGCGTGGGAGGGGAGCAACCAGCCGGCGTACGCCATGGATGGCGGGATCATTAGCCAACACGGCGGGCCATCTGGCGGACACCACCAGCACTCGCCGTCTAGGTCAAGCCACCCGCCCCGCTCCCAAGGCCGCTCAGTCACCGGCACCGGCACCACCACCGGCACGGGCGTGGGGTGCTGCTGCTGGAATAACTCGGCGGCGCGGTGGCATTTGGCACCTTCGGAGTATTGGCCAAGATCCCTCCATTCCCTGGCGCTTGTCTGCAACCACGCCACCAACTCCGTCACCTCCCCCTCGGCGGGCGGGGTGGGCTGGCGGCCCCAGCGGGCGAGGGCCTGGCGCTGTGCCCAGACAATGATTTCATCGAGGCCCAACTCGTCCCAGCCGTTGGCCGCGTCGGCTTGGGCGTTCCACGCTGCCGCCAGCTGATCCAGCCCCAGTAGTTCCGCATCGCCAGGCTCCCCAGCGACGGCGGCCGGTTCCCTGCCCTCGGGCACAGCCGGTCCATCCGCCGACAATGCAGCGCAGGCGGCATAGAACGAATCGCTCCACGCAGGCACAGGTCCGTTCGGGTCGGATGCAGGCAGTCGGGCAATCAGCCGCTCCATCGCGGCGCGGATCGGGTCAGTCATGATTCATCTCCAGGAATAAAGAACTCACAAAAAAACGTGATAATCAACGGCGGCTCCAGGAACACCTCACCACCAGCAGCAGTGCGCCGCTGGCAGGTCTGGCACTCCTCCAGCCAATCCTCAGGGCCATCGCCGAACCCTCGGCAGCGCTCGATGTTGGCAGGGAGGGTCATGTTTCTGACTCCGGTGAAGTGGTGGGGGTAACGAGATTGCGCACAGCCCAGTCACGAACAGATCGCCAGCGGCGGCGGCGTGACTGCTCATCGTTGCGCTCGTCGTGGTACTCGTTTTCGGAAACAACGGCATGAGCAAGGGTTTCGCTGATGTCAAACGGTTCAGCCAGATCGCGCCAATCCACGTCTGGATCAGTCGGATCAAACCGCAGCGGCACAGCATCGGCACCTCGTTGAATCCTTACGGCACCCAGGGCGCAGACGCAGCCGGTTTCGGGATCCTCCAACGATCCGGCTGCCAGCTCTGGCACCGGCAGAGCATCCAAGCCGGCGATCAGATCACGCAGCAGTCGTTGACCACGGCGGCCACGGATGGCGCTTCGCATCGCTCCAGCGGCCTGGCCCTCCATCCACGGCTCATAGTCGTAGTCGTCGGAATCGTAGTAGCGGCTCACAGCCCCACCTCCACACCAGCCGCATCAATCACGCTTTGCAGGTATTTCGTAGCCTCCTTGTTGGTGTCATAGAAATGCCCAGCCGCCTCCACTCCCAGCAGATACAAACCAGCCATGTGAACGCCAACTGCTGTTTCAAGCACGCAGCCAACTTCACCGGCCAGATGAACAGCCCAGCCGCTTATGCAGTGGGTCGTTTCGCAGGTGTGCCAGTCGTTCATGTACAGTGCACCCGGCTGCAGCGCAGCTCGGGCTACGGCGAGCAATCGAGCGGGAGCGTCTGCGGCAATTTTGAGTCCAATGACGCCGCTGAGGTTGGCGCCGCTGAGGTCGGCGCGCGTGAGGTTGGCGCCCGTGAGGTAGGCGCGCGTGAGGTTGGCGCCGCTGAGGTCGGCGCGCGTGAGGTTGGCGCCCGTGAGGTAGGCGCGCGTGAGGTAGGCGCTAGGTCTTTGCAGTCGCTTACCCG